CTAGTGATTTAATTTCTTTAGATTCTCCCAACTATCAATTTGTAGCAGCACGTTTACTATTGTATAGTTTGCGTAAGCAAGTGTTTGGACCTGATTGGGTCAATGGATACCCATCAATTTATGATCATGCACTAGGATGTGTGGACCAAGATGTGTATGACAATCACATCATGAGTAAATACACTATGGAAGAGTGGTCACGGATTAATAGTTGGATTGATCATGATCGTGACATGTTGTTTACCTATGCAGGTCTACGACAGGTTGCTGATAAGTATCTTGTCCAAGATAGAAGTACCGGGAATGTTTTTGAAACTCCCCAGTACATGTATATGATGATTGCTCTGACTCTTTTTCAGGAATATAAAGAAGACCGTCTTTCCTATGTCAAAAGATACTACGACGCAATCAGCAGACACAAGATCAACATCCCCACCCCCATCATGGCGGGTGTCCGAACGACACTTAGACAATTTGCTAGCTGTGTGCTTGTTGATAGCGATGACTCCCTCAATAGCATCTTTAGCTCTGATATGGCTATCGGCAGGTATGTTGCACAGAGGGCGGGAATCGGTATCAACGCGGGTCGCATCCGTGGAATCAACGCTAAGATCCGAGGCGGAGAAGTACAGCACACAGGTGTTGTTCCTTTCCTTAAAAAATTTGAATCAACTGTACGATGTTGCACACAAAATGGGATTCGTGGCGGATCAGCAACGGTCCACTTCCCAATCTGGCACCAAGAAATAGAAGACATCCTAGTTCTTAAGAACAATAAGGGTACAGAAGACAACCGAGTGAGGAAACTTGACTACTCAATCCAGATTTCAAAACTTTTCTACGAACGTTTCATTGCGAATGGAGAGATTAGCCTCTTCTCACCGCATGACGTACCAGGTTTGTATGATGCTTTTGGTACTGACGACTTTGACACTCTATATTGCATGCATGAACTCAATGATGCTGTTCCAAGAAAAACTATCGGGGCACAAGAACTTTTCCTAGACCTATTGAAGGAACGTGCAGAGACAGGTCGTATTTACATTATGAATATTGACCACTGTAACGCACACTCTTCCTTTAAAGATAAAGTTTACATGAGTAACCTTTGTCAGGAGATTACTTTACCAACTACTCCTCTGGAGCATATTGATGGTGATGGTGAGATTGCTCTGTGCATCTTGTCTGCTATCAACGTAGGTAAAATTAAATCCAATGAAGAGTTGGAAGAACTTTGTGATCTTTCAGTGAGAGGTCTGGAAGAATTGATTGACTATCAAAACTATCCAGTCAAAGCAGCAGAACGTTCTACTCTTGCACGTCGTTCTCTTGGTATTGGTTACATTGGACTTGCACATTTCCTAGCAAAAAATGGTTTCAAGTATGACGATCCAGCAGCATGGAGATTAGTCCATGACCTGTCTGAATCTTTTCAATACTATCTTCTTAAAGCAAGTAACACCATCGCAAAAGAAAAGGGGGCATGTGAGTATTTCAATCGCACTAAGTATGCAGACGGTATCCTTCCCATTGACACATACAAGAAGGACATTGACGAATTTTGTGGGACGGAGTTAAGTCATGATTGGGATAGTCTTAGGGATGACATCAAAGAGTTCGGACTCAGACACAGCACTTTGTCCGCACAGATGCCATCGGAAAGCAGTTCCGTTGTGTCAAATGCCACCAATGGAATTGAACCACCAAGAGCTTACTTGTCCACTAAAAAGTCCAAGAAAGGACCACTCAAACAAATCGTTCCTCAGTTCAGTACTCATAAAACTAACTACACTCTTTTATGGGACATGAAAGATAACGATGGTTATATTAAAATTGTTTCTGCTATGCAGAAGTTCTTTGACCAGGCAATCTCTGGTAACTGGAGTTATAATCCAGAGAACTATGAGAACAATGAGGTTCCAGTTTCCGTTATGGCAGGTGATCTTTTGAAAACCTATAAGTACGGATGGAAAACTTCTTATTATCAAAACACATATGATAACAAAAACGATATGCAGGAACTAGAGGAAAAGAAACAGGGCATTCAGGATTTACTAGAAGATATCTTTACAACCGAGGAGGAAGATTGTGACAGTTGCAAAATTTAGAGTTGGTAGTGGTCAGATGCGTAGTCAAGTAGATGGTATGACGGTATTTAATACCAGTCAGGTAGATAGCACCAAGCAAAAGATGTTCTTTGGACCCCCTCTAGGGGTTCAGAGATATGATAAGTTTAAGTATCCTGTGTTTGACAGGTTGACTCAAACACAACTAGGTTTTTTCTGGCGTCCTGAAGAGGTATCGCTACAAAAAGATCGCGCTGATTATCAAGTTTTAAATGAAGCACAAAAACATATCTTCACGTCAAACCTCAAGTACCAGATCCTCTTGGACTCCGTACAAGGTCGTGGTCCTGGCATGGCTTTCATGCCTTATTGCAGCCTACCCGAGCTTGAGGGTGCCATGAACATCTGGCAGACCATGGAGATGATCCATAGTCGCTCCTATACCCACATCATCAAGAATGTATATGCAGATCCTTCTGATGTCTTTGACCACATTCTAGACGATGAGAAGATCCTCTCACGAGCACAATCAGTTACCCGTGCATATGATGAGTTCCTTAGAGCAGCACAAGAATGGGGTGCTGGCAATCAATGGCAGCATGCATTGGATGACTGTCCATCCGCACAAGATACACTTTATGACCTCAAAAGAAAACTCTACCGAGCAATGGCTAATGTCTATATCCTGGAAGGCATTAGATTCTATGTCTCGTTTGCATGTTCTTTCGCCTTTGGAGAACTTAAACTCCTGGAAGGATCTGCCAAAATCATCGGACTCATTGCGAGAGACGAATCCCAACACATGACCATCTCTCAGAATGTTCTGAACAAGTGGCGTGATGGTGATGATCCTGACATGGCACAGATTGCCAAGGAAGAAGAGATCAATGTTTATAATATGTTTAAGCAGTGTGTTGAAGAAGAAAAACTTTGGGCAGAATATCTGTTCAAGGATGGTTCTATCATTGGTTTGAATGATAAGTTGCTTTCTAAGTATGTTGAGTGGACTGCTAATCGCCGTCTAAAATCTATTGGACTCAAGGCAATCTTTGATACTCCAATCACAAACAATCCTCTACCATGGACTGAGCATTGGTTGTCATCTAAAGGACTGCAGGTAGCACCTCAAGAAACAGAAGTAGAATCTTATATCATTGGGGGGATCACACAAGATGTTCAAAAAGATACGTTCGCTGGTTTTCAGTTGTGATAAGATACTCTTTACCTGGTTGGAGGGAAGACCTCCTACAGACAAACCTACCCAATCAGGAGGAGAGAGATCTCCTCTCAAAGGGTCCGTCAAGTCTCGCTCAAGCGTGGAGAATGCAGGCAATAAAATACAAATACGCGACCCATGGGACTGAATAAATAATGGAGGTTATATCATGAGTATGTGGCAGAAAATAAAGAGTATCCAAATCCCTGGATCTATTGTGGCAGCGTCTTTGACGGGTCTCTTATTGGGGACAACTATGGTTTTGTTTACAAGATTACCTGTAGCACCACCAAACGTTCCTACATCGGCAGGAAATATTTCTGGCAAAAGCGAAAGCCTAGAGCTACTGCTCAAACTACCAGACGGCGAAGAGTTACGAGTGAAAGTAACTGGAGAAACTACTATGGAAGTTGTCCAGAGCTTACAGATGATGTTAAAAAATATGGACGGGATGCTTTTGCTAGAGAGATCCTCTCCTTACACACCACACCAGGACGAGTCAACTATGAGGAGACCCGTCAACTCTTCGTCAACAACGTTCTTACCGAGAGCTTGACAGACCACACCCCCACCTACTATAATAGCAACATACTCGGACGTTACTACAGGAAAGATTATTTTGATTTTGGAAACGATTCTGGCGTTGACGCCTGCTGACTACGATCATCTTGCACGAGCAGTGCAAGTTGAAGCAGCGATTAATACTAATGATGAATACTGTGTTGCAGTTTCTATCCTCAACCGTGTGAACTCACAATACTTTCCTAACACTGTTGCCGATGTAGTTTATGCTCCTGGACAATACGAAGGTTTCTTATACCGTCGTCCGGTCGCTAAACCTAGTGTTGTTGCTAAGTTAAAAAACACAGACAAACTTCTGGAAGCGTATTCAATTATTGGAGACAGAACCAACTTTAAGGGACAACGTATGTTACCTTATCGTGTAGTTGCAGAAGATCCTATGTGTGATCGTAAAGGAAATTTCTATCATTATCACTGGCAAACATGACATATCCAGCACCAAAATATCTTGAAGATGATCCATGGTTTGGACCCGCTACTTTTTCTCTTCATCAAGAAGAATATAAACTTGCTTACGATCAAGCAGTAGCAGAAAACCTTTTACTTGTTGATAACTATAAAGAAGTAAAAAATATACATCAAGTGATGTATGATATTGCCACTGGTCATGGTAAAACAACCACACAACTTAACCCTATTGGTTGGATGTCTGGTATAAGTTAGGTAACTAACTTTTATGACTCAGTAGCTCAGCTGGATAGAGCAACTGCCTTCTAAGCAGTCGGTCATAGGTTCAAATCCTATCTGAGTCGCCTTGTCGGTATGGCGGAATTGGTAGACGCGCCAGGTTTAGGTTCTGGTGTCTTTATGACGTGGAGGTTCAAGTCCTCTTACCGACATTAGGGTGAATAGCTCAGTGGTAGAGCATCTCCTTTACACGGAGGCGGTCGGGGGTTCAAGTCCCTCTTCACCCATTAATTAAAGAGGTTAAATGCTGAATAATGTTATCTGCAAGATGCAAACTATGTAATACTGAACTGACGAGTACAAGTAAAGTTCAGTTCTGTGGTTGCCCCAACCAAATGAGGGTCGTAGACGACCACGTTGGTGCTGTTGATTTAAGTCAAGTAGTTCTAACGAATCATAACAGTTCTGTTAAATATAATGGTATCCTGACAAATTCTGATTTAGAATACCAGGAGGCACGTAAGAAAAGACGTGTCCGTAAAATTAATTTTGAGGAACGGTAATGATTAATCTGGATGAACGCTATCACGATTACCTTCATACAGATAAATGTTTTACCATTGACGATGTGTGTGAACATGTAATCGGTTATGGATTTACGTGTGATGGTAAGGACATTGATGGTTATTATGTCTTGACAAATGACCACAAGTTGTTCTATAATCTTAAAGAACAGTTCGTTAAACTGGAATCTCGGAAAGGTGGCAGAGCGGTTGAATGCATCAGTCTTGAAAACTGACGATGTGAGAGCATCCGTGGGTTCAAATCCCACCCTTTCCGCTTGGTACACTCACCAATATAATTAAATGAAAATTTTTCTTGATACAGCAGACGTAGATTCTATTGC